CTGCCGGTCTTCCAGAGCATTCAACTCCGCTACTCGTTGCAAAAGTGCATCATCCTTGATGGCGGCTGCGAAAACGGGCTTACCTTCAGGTTTGAACCACATAATGCCACCAGAACGACGGACCCCGTCAATTGATCCGACGAATTTTTCGATACTCGGTTCTTCGTGGCCTCGCTCAAGGGCAACTTTTAGCTTGGCAGCGCTCCTAGAATCCACCGTCAGGTCTTCAACACCATATTTGCGCTGCTCTAAGGCACCCTTCAAGATCCACGACGAAGCAAGTGCTTGACTAACAGCTACGCCCAATCGTTTTCTCGCTTTGACCGGCAAGGCCTGCACGCTCGCATCAAGGGTGTCGGACACGAGCTCGTCTTCGTCGGAAGCGATCGACAAAACTTGGCTTACCTTGCGGAGCGCCTGGGACTGCAAGGAGCTGGGAGTCGTTTCAATGAAATTGTTGACTTCTTTTACCGAAGGAGCTTTTAGGACAACGCGAACAGAACCTGGCAACGCACCCTCGATCAATAGTTCCGAGGAAGCTCGCTGAGAGCCAGTATCCGCTTTCGCTGTTTCCTTGACGGCGTCACTCAGGCCCAGGACGAACTTGGCGAAGCTTTCCGCGTTCGTTGAGTGGTTCGATACCCCTTCGCCTTCTAAATGAATATCCAGGACAGCTTGCTGGGGACCGACTTCCTTGACATAGATGTCAAAAAGTTCTTGATCATCCCGCACGATGCCGTTGAGGATACTCGCACGCGTGATCTCATCAGACAGCGTCGATCCGGAAGACTGCTGCAACGCAGAACGGAAATTACTCAGGAATTCTTCGTTATAGCTCATGATTCTTCACCTCCACATATCCTTTTCGAGCGTCCGCGATTAAGTTGCCATCCGGGCCTTTGAGCCTACTCCAAGTATCCCCCCAAATGAACTGGTTGGCCGCGTTGTCAGCAACCACAAATCCGTCAATTAGACCACCCATAGGCTGGATACGGCTGGCGCTAAATCCAGGGCGCGCAACATTCACATGTTGGAGAGTAAGGAACGGGGCAATATCACCTAAATCTTCAACATCGAACTCATCCTCAGGTACTAGCACGACTACATCAGCATCATTCGGAGCCGCCCAGGGCTTGTGCGTTGTAAATCCCCCGTTAATCCATAGACGGGCGTGCGGGAACCTTCTCCAAACTAACTTCGCATAGAAGCGCAAAGCTTCATAAATTTCCTGACGTGCTTCTGGGAATGGTGCGTTCTCAACAAAGGCGCCGAACAGTTCGACCAGAGTTGCTTCGTAAGGCTCCGGGCGAAAAGGAAGATTTCCATCCTCGCCCAGAAGACTCAACAAATTAGCCAACCGTTAGATCCCTTCATCATTATTGTCGTGAAGCTGAGATTCTTCATCGCCGGTTTCTTCGTCAAGCTGTTCGCGTTTGGTCTTTACCCTTGGGTGCGCTGCTAGCTTCTCCCGTGGCGGCACAGGAATATCCCTGGCTTCGCCACCATGCAACTCGATAACTTCGTTACCTGACCCGGTCTTCTGTCCAGAGCTAGGGTCACTCGCGGGCGCCACAGCTCGCAATGCAGAAGTGTTGTTTGTTTGATGCTGGTTGCGTTGTCCATTGTTGCCACTTTCCGCGTCTTGCATCGCAGAAACCAGAGACAAAACTAATCGCTGGTCTCGGACGCTCAAATCCGTTGAATAGCGAAGCGAATCTTCCAGCGAAGCGTCCTGGGAATCCATTTGAACTCCCATACTGGCTACTGCAGCATAGGCAACGGCCTGCTCCGAGACACCCAGCACCGAGGCAAGAACTTGAATCTGACTGGCTTTGATCGCAACCACAGGTTCAATCTTCAGCCGGGAAAAATTCGAGTGCTTCATCGAGTAGCCGTTTCGCTCAGCAACCTTCTCCATGTCGCGAGTAGACCAACCTTCACGGTCTTGCGCAGCCTGGATGAGGCGGCCGAGTGGGTGTAATTCGTTCACAGCCATAGTCTTTCCGGATCACGTGGACACGCGCAAACAGTGCGGACACTTCTTGTTAGCACGTCGTGGACACTAAGAACTCTAGCTAGAAATTGTGAATATTGCCCGATTCCACGCGGTTCTAGGAAAATCCGTAAAAAAAGAGTGGACACTAGCTCCCAGTTAATGTAATGATTATCTGGACACTTGGAAGAAAGGATAGTACAGTGAAGGTCGTAAAGTTCCCGATCCAGTTAGGAGATATCTGGATGAAACTCAAGGACAGGAAGAAGCTCCTGACCATCATGGAGATTCAGGAGGTGTCTCGACGCGAACTCGCCTCCGTCGCTGGATGGAAATCCCATAGCTACATGAATCGACTCTGCAACGGCGAGGTTGACACATTGCAGCCAGAACCAGCCCTACGCATTGCAAAATTCCTAGGCGTGGCCGTCGACGATCTTTTTTTGACCAAAGTGGAAGAAAAGACTGGCCAGTTGGAAAACAAATCAGGAAGGGTGCGAGCGGCATGAAAAAGAAACTCTCAGTCCTAGCACTCGCAGCAGTGGCACTCGCCGGCGGCGCATTAGCGCAGGCCATTCAGACCCGTGCCGTGTCTACGGAGCAGGTTGCTCACGTTGCAGTCGGCAATACCGAGAACAGCATCGACGAGGTACGCGAAGCACTTGGCCGTAACGACATGCGCGCCACCGTTAGTGCGAACTTAGACCGGATCCTCACCCTTTCAGAGGATTTGAACACTCCGTTTGAGTTCGAACGGGATTTGTTCGTCTGCGAAGAGCTTCATTCACTCCCCGCGGATCACGGTCCAGAGCATCCAGAATCGGCGCCACTCGCCGCCTGTGTTGAAAACACGTTCAAAGTGCACCAGGTAGGTCAGTCATGACATGGATCAAGCAGTCAGACATCAAGAAGAAAAGCCCCCAGCAGGTGCAACTGCTGAGGGCGACGAAACCAAAACTAACCGCTAAGAAAGGCGTGATTTCTATGTCCAGTGTATCTAACACTTCAAATGCGTCGCAGGTCGAGGCTCGTCCATCGCGTGCCCAGTGCATCAGTGAAGCTGCTGGTGTTTATGCCATGTGGCGTGCCGAGCAAGTTTCTCAGGAGGTGGCGGCGTGAACGAGGTGTTTTTCAGCATCCTCGGTTCGGGTGTTTGCCTGACCGCGATCGGCACTCTCGGCTCTGGGATCTACTTCTTCGTTACTGGCGCCAAAGCTAACCAGGCTGAAGCGAAGTTCTTCGAGTCGGAGACCACGTTGAACGAGACGCGTGTGGAGTCCGCGAAGGTGGCGAACCGGGTCGCCAATGAAATGGGTAGGAAGCTCGCGTCGGTAGAAGGACTCGGTGAGTTCGCTATCGGTTTTGAGCCAGGTTCAAAGATTTGTCACTGCACCAAGTGCAAGGAAAGAAGAGGCGAAGGAAATGACTAAGTTCTGGTTCCGTAAGAATCACGCATCGGATTCACCGGCACGACTCGCTGAGAATCAAAATCTGGTATCTCGTCATGAAACCTTTGACCGTGCGCGGGAAGCAACCATTCATTTACTGACTGCGTTGAAGCAGTGGCCTGGATTCGACTCAACGGGCACCATCGACGGGGCGATTGACCACACGTTGGTAAACATTGACCGTCTTGATGATGCGTTGGACGAGCTGCGGGACATGGTTGATAAGTTCCGTAGCATCCGCACCATTACCGTAAAGACGGATATCAACAGCATCACTAGGTCGGGTTTCTACAATGCGGACACGATTCGGAACTCCGGCCATCCTTCCACGGTGCAAATAGATATCGAAAATATCAGCGAAGAGGTCAGCCGAAGGATCAAGCAGGCCACCAGTGCCATAGCTGCTGAACGAACCGCGGACCTGTCGCCTAAGCCAGGTAAGCAACTGCCAACTCCGAAGGACATCATCTTCACCAATCGCAAGCCTGCCGTGGGTGATCAGAAGTGAGTCGGGTCGAGGGCCGCGTGGTCATCAACCCGAAGGGCTCCGGCCGGCCGTCAGCTTCATTGCATGCGTCGTGGTTGGACTCGCCTAAGAGCGAGAGAGCTAAGACAGCGAAAGCTACCGTGCAGCGTTGGGCGAAGGACAAGTATCGCGGGTGCTCCGTGTACGTGGAGGTCGGAACCATCGCCGAGGGTGATCACGGTGTAGGCCACCTTCATGTGAATGGTTTGGAGATCGCGGACTTCTCCGCGGTTGTCCTCCCACCCCCCGTCCCGGCTCAACCGGTGTTCTAGGGGTAATCATGATGACTTCTGCACAGGTTCTCCGTTTCGCGGTGCGCCGCATGTTCTGGGTTCACATGCCACTGATCGGGTTGTTGCTGTTGCTCTGCTACCTGACTGCCACTATCCCATCTGGGTTTAGCGGATTGTGCGCGATCATCGCGTTCGGGTGGGTTGTCCTGGCCGTCGGTGACTGGACGACTTCCGAGCTCCGCGCTGACCGCATCGGCTAACCACTCCCCTGCTTATTTCATTCTTTTCAGACACTTGAGGTGTATTTTTCATGACAAAATTCAACGGCAGACTTGAAGTTCTTGCCCTCTCATCGGTGCATCAGCACCCAGATAACATTCGTGAGGATCTCGGCGAGCTGGACCAGCTCACCAGTGAAATCAAAGCCCTGGGCTTGATGAACCCGCTACTGGTTTACCCTCACCCAGACCGTGAAGGCGACTATGTCGTCCAGGACGGTAACCGTCGCCGGGCTGCAGCCGCGCAGGCTGGACTACTTGAGGTTCCTTGTGTGGTTCTTCCGGAGCCGACTACGGAGCGTGGCGCCCGTGCTGACATCGAGACGATGCTGACCACCGGCCGTAACCACCGCCCATTGTCCGAGGCTGAAGTGTCTAAGGGCATCCAGGGCTTACTAGATCTGGGCATGGACATCACCACTGTGGGCAAGAAGTTCAAGATGTCCCGCAAGGAGGTTCAGGCTCGCGCCAAGGTCGCGCAGAAGGACGACGGCGTATCGAAGGCGTACTCGGCCGGCCGACTGCGTTTGGACGCGGTCCAGCGATTGCAGGAGCTGGAAGAACAGTCCGACATTCCGGAATTGTACGAGCGCACTGTGGAACGTATCGAGGACATGCCCAACGGTGCCAGCGTCGAAACGGTGGAGCGAGTCATCGCTGAGACTGAGCTGTCCATCAAGAAGTCGCAGCGCGAAGCTGAGCTGAAGAAGCTTAGTGCCGTGGAGGGTGATTACGACATCACTTACAGCAGTGCCTGGTCTGTCGTTGAGGACGAGATGACCGACGCTGAGCACGTTGCCGCTGGCCATAAGTACCGGTTCAACTACCGTGATCCGGAAGCGGTTTGGTACGTCAAGGCAAAGAAGGTCAAGCCTGAGCTGACCGAGCAGGAGAAGGCGAACAAGCAGACCGAAGCGAAGCTCAAGAGCATGCTCAAGATTGTTCAGCGCTCCCGTATCGCGTTCATCAAGAATGCTTTCGAGACGGTGAAGCCTTCGGAGACGGTGGCGAAGGAAACCATCGCGGAAAAGATCATGCTCGAAGTCCGCTACTCCGATGATGAACGAATCATTCTTGGAGAGGTCTTGGGCATCAAGTTCCCGGAGCAAGAAAGTGAACAGGGCTCTTTCGAACTCTTGGAGAGCTGGAATACCGAAGTGCGCAAACACTTGGTACGCCAGCCGATGGCTTACTTAGGGATGATGCTGGCATTCGCTGGCCAGCTCGGCATCGAAGAATCATTGGGCAAGCTTTCGGGCTTCGAACGCTCCCACTACGAAACGAGCGGGTATAACAGCCGTTGGCAGAACGCCCACGAATACTACGGCTTCCTCACTGCGTACCTAGGCTACCAGCTCGATGTCGACGAGAAGCTGGCCATGGAGTACCAGGCCATGAACGGGCCACAACGCAACCGCGAACTAGACCTAGTCCCCCTGCCGGACGAAGTCACTGCCACCTGCACTGGTTGCAAGCAAGAAGTCGTTGCCGACACGGAATGGGCTGGCATGTGCCACGACTGCCAGGACGAGGACGACTAACCATGGCTACCAGAAGCATGGCGAGCATTACCCGCCAAGCCCCAGACATGGCCGCCGACGAGCAGGACTGGCGAACCGAAGCGCTCTGCAAGAACTGGGACTTCAAGAAGAAGGGCGATCCCTGGCACCCAGCTAGCGAATCCCGCGTAGCAGCCATCGAAGGGAAGGAACTCTGCGGAGGATGCAAAGTCCGGTTCGACTGTCTGATCGACGCTGTTCAGTCAGATACCCGGTACGGCATCCGAGGCGGAGCGACTCCCGAAGAACGAAGAAGACTCAGGAAGTAGGAAACATCATGCTGCAATTCACCGTAGACCTGCACCGCTTCCGTCAAGCCTTGGCATCCGTGAAGCCCCACGTCTCCACCGACAAGGACGACGCGGTCGGCCGAAGCATTGACTGCTCTATCCGACCAAACCGTGAACTGCTACTCACGGCAACGAACGGGCTCACCGTGGCACTAGCGCGGGTGCCTATCGCTGAAGAGGACTTCTACGGCGAACTTGGACGCTTCTCAATCACCCCAGAGATCGCCGGCACGATCATCGACATGTTCACACTCGGCAAAGACGACTGGGACATCCAAGCAGAAGTAACTGTCACCTTCACCGCAGAGAAACAACCAGGGAACGAACCGGACATTACCGTCGCAACAATCAAGGTTCGCCGCCTCGGCCAACTCTTCGGAGGTGACCAGCTCAGCGTCACCACCCCACTGCAGGTTCGCAAGAACATCGAGCAGATCTGGGCAACCATCGGCCGGGCAGCGCAACGAAACCACGCGATGCTCCCACCGACCAGGTTCGACCTCAAACGCATCACCGTGTTCCGGTCCGCGCAAACCAACTACGGCGAACCACTCACCGTCACCGCAATGAGCCACGGATTCGGAAACATTGCCGTCTACTGCGGTCACTACTTCGTAGGCCTACTCACCGCAGACACCGTCAACCTCGATGACCGTGACAAGGAAAGCTTCGACAACCTCAAAGAGCACTGGGCCAAAGAACTACCCACACCGCTCGCCGTAGGCAGCTAAAACCTTGTTTCTCCATCCACAAACCAAAAACCTTGTATAGGAGGCAATCATGACCACCATGCAGTCATGGATCTACCAAGACGAAGAAGTGCGCACCATGCTGATCAACGGCGAACCATGCTTCATCGCCAACGACCTCTGCGCAGTACTCGAACTATCAAACCCACGCCAAACCATCAGCTACCTCGATGAAGACGAAAAGGGTGTCACTACTAATGACACCCTTGGCGGCAACCAGCAAATGAGCTACGTAACCGAAGCCGGAATGTACTCGCTCGTCCTTCGCTCCCGCAAGCCAGAAGCCAAAGCCTTCAAACGCTGGCTCACCCACGAAGTCCTCCCCTCAATCCGCAAAATCGGCGGATACCAGCGCTCGCCGATGACTGAGGACGACATTGTCGCTCAGGCCCTGCAGATCACCAGTGCGCGGGTCAAGGCGCTGGAATCGAAGGTTCAGCAGGACGCGCCAAAGGTGGACTACGTTGACACCTTTGTCGCCGACGAGGATCTGATCACGTTCCGAACTCTTGCTTCCGACGTGAAGGTCGGTGAGAACGAGCTGCGCGCAATCCTCCTCGAACGCAAATGGATCTACAAGCAGGAGTCCTCGCGCTGGTCTGAGAAGGAACAGCGTAAGAAGCCGATGTACCGGTACAGCGCTATGGCGGACAAGAAGAACTACTTCCACGCAGTCCTCGCGCATGACGCGCCACGGTTCCGCGGAGAAGTGATGCACACTCTCAAACTCACCCCAGAAGGAGCCGTCGCAGTCACCAGATTGATTTCGAATCTGCGCAGAGCAGCGGACTCTTTCGAATCCGTGAAAGGACCAGCAGCATGAGCGACTTCAACCAGGTATCAGCAGAGTGCCGTGAGATGAAGCACCGGTGGTGCGACGGCGGTGCATGGGATAAGGCCAAGGACGAGTTGGGCACGTGCGAATGCAACTGCCACCCAGAGCAGGAGAACGCAGCATGAGCCAGTTAGTAACGGTCTACACGAAGCCCAGTGGTTGCAATCAGTGCACGTTGACCAAGCGCGAACTGACGAAGGCCGGTGTCCCGTATCAGGAGATCGTCGTCAATCCGTCAGACCTGCAGTCCATCGATGAGCTCAGGCTCATCGCGAAGGCGAAGGGCATCGCAGGAACGATGCCTTACGTCCTGGTCATCGACGCGGAAACCAAAGAGACCCATGACTGGTTCGGTTTCCAACCAGACGAAATCAAGAAGCTCAAGAAGGAGATCGCAGCATGAGCACCGTCATTGAAGCCAAAAGACTGAATAACACGGATCTGGGCAAGACTGTCAGCTTCCTTGGCACGCAGGGCGTACTGCGTGGAGTAGTTCACGGATTCCTCACCGACGAGGGAACCAAACCCGCCAAGAAGTTCGTCACCGCCCTTGTCGATAAAGAGACCCACGTCTTGGGCCCACACGACAAGATCACCATCACCGGCCAAATGAAGAAGCCCGAGGTAAAGCCATGATCGCCAAGCCTAACCACATCACTGAAGAACTAGTCGAGCAGCTCGCGATCATCTCCTACGAGCAACACCGGATCCAGAACGGTGACCTCCCGATGCCGAGCTGGACCGGAGCTGGTGCTCTGTCCCGCTACACCATGAAGGAACAAGCACGAGAGGCCTTGGGCATGGTTGTTTCGGTCCTTCTGGAGCAAGGCTGGGTGCCACCACTAGCCGGGAATGCGCCAGAGTCCGAGGACGAGCGAATCACAGCATGGCACGAAGTAGCCAGCCACCCGGCATTCAAAGAGTGCTACGACAGGGAAAGACCACTGGTCGATTCCATGCTGGATCGCCTGACGGAGCTCTCAGATACCTCGGCCGATACAGATGATACGGACAAGAAGCAGTGGGGCGGCCTACCAGGGAACCCGCACGAGGAAGACGCAAGGCGCTACAGCGTCGAAGCTTCCGAAATCAACGCTTGGGACAACGAAGAACGGCTGGTCTTAGCGCATTTGGCTACGGCTCACGCCACGCTCGCGCTGGCCTATGAGCAGCGTACCGCCAACCTGATGGCCAACAACCAGCCGATGAACGTCGATGTATCGGGTTGGCCGAAAGCAAGGTTTGAACGCTTTACTGCCGAAATCATTACCATTGCCAAACGTTTAGGCCAAGGAAAAATCAATGGCTAACCCTCCGGACGTCATCAGGAAACTCGACTCCCTGCGCGACATGGACGAGATCATGATCGGCAAGCTCAACAACATCGACCACCTAGGCCTACACCTACAAGCCGAACGAGCACCGAAACCACGCCTCTACGGCCGCATCATCGAAATCCTGCACAGCAACTACGTCACCACCGTCAAAGTCAGATGGAACGGGCTCACCGACGAAATCAAGACTGACCCGGAACACGTCGTAAGAGTCGAGGTCACACAATGAAACTCACACCCATGATCCTCCGAGCACTCATTGACGAGACACCAAAGATCTTCGTCTGCCGTAACCCGCACACCCGCCGATGGATCACCACCCAATATGGCGAAGCACTCGCAGACTCAGAACACGTCAAAGACGCGCTCGCCGTAGCCAGGGCATTAGCCCAGTCCCAACCTAAGCCAAGAGATAAGAGTAGGAACGCCAATGTCGTGGTTGAAGCAGTCGGATGTATCGGCGAATCACCCATTGGTTTTACGCGTCTTGGAGATGGACGAGGCTGATGACCGTCTGCTCAATGAGATGTATGGCTGGGTGAACAGGTGCGCCACACAATCGGCTGCATTTGACCGCGATTACGTTGTTGAGATTGGCACGGCCAAGCAGATGGCAGGCCTCAGTCGTTATAAGGAACTTCTCAAGGCAGCGTTGTCTTGCGGAATTTTTGAGGAGAAAGAGATTGAGGAGAACGGCAGTATGCGCCGGGTACTCAAGCTCGTGGAAGAGGAAGACCTTTTTCACATGATCCTCAAGTCGGACAAGGAGCGGGAGAAGAACCGCCGTGCGGATACGTACGACCTTGCCAAGAAGGGTGCCATCATCAAACGCGATGGCGCCGAGTGCCGGTGGTGTGGCCGTATGGTCACCTTCGGCAATGACCGTAAATCAATCAAGGCCGGCACTATTGACCACCTTGATCCGAAAGACCTGGACAACAGCGACCCCACACCAATTGAGCGACTCGTGGTGGCTTGCACGTCCTGTAACTCAAGCAGAAAGGATGGAGGCTTCTGGGATAAAGAACTCAGACCCGCGCCAAGAACCCCGTACTTCACCGCCGATGCAGTCGCATGGCTACGAGACAAGGCGGGAATCCTGGCCAAAGTATCAACTCAACGTGTAGAGCTCCACGCTCCCACGCCTGCTCCGGCATCCACCCAAGTGACTGGTCCGGCATCAAACGATGCAACGGCAAGCGACGACGCAACGGCTACCCCCGGCTCGTCCACCACCACTACCAAAGATGCGACGGCAGCAAGCAAGGTAGAGCGCTCCGAGGCAACGGCAACACCGGCCCGGAAAGAACGCCTGTCCACTTCGGACATGGCAACGCAGCTCCACGATGTCGAGTATTCAGAAATGATCGAAGCACTAGAAAGCGAAGCCGTTGAGACTCCCCACCAGGGTGAGACTCCGGCCGAGGATGACGCAACGGCCAATACCGGCGCATCCGACGCGCAGTCTCCGATCAACTCAGAATCAAAAAATAATCAGTTGATCATCAAGAAATCTGAGGGTGTCGGGTCTGGATCTGTCGGGACGGGTCGGGACGGGTCGGGCCGGGATGGATCTGGTAGGGCTGGGTGGCGCGATCACTCACCTACTGAATCAACTAGATCTCCTAAGCCTTCTGGCAATACTCAGTCCCGGTCTAGACGTAGAAGACCTCGTAGGAGGAAGAACTAATGAAGTACAAGCAACAGCAGTTCAAGAGCCCTGTCCTTCTGTGGAGTGAATCAGAGTTCCAGTCTCATGTGATGACGTTGGCTAAGTCGTTGGGTTACGCGCAGCAGTACCACACTCATGATTCGAGGCGGTCTCAGGCTGGGTTCCCGGACTTGGTATTGATTCACTCTCGGACGAAAAAGCTCATGTTCGTGGAGTTGAAGGCGCAGGCCGGGCGGGTGAGTCCAGCGCAGGAGTCGTGGCTGAATGATCTTCGTCTGGGTGGTCAGGTGGCTGAGGTGTGGCGTCCGTCCGATTGGGTGTCTGGTCGGGTTCTTCAGGTATTGCGGGGAGGTGCGACTCTTGCCAGAGCATAAGAATGCTGCTGATTGTGGTTGCTGGGGTTGTCAGTCGGTAGCTCGTGAGGGTGATGGGGTGTGCGTGGTGCATCTCGTGGCTGAGCAAGATCAGGTTCCACCGGCTGCGGTGAATGATCTGAATGTCTGCCCTACCTGTGATGACCGGATGCGTGCTGATCTTCATCTGGTGGCCGAGCGTTGGGAAGAAGCTCAGGCTGCTTTGCATCCGTCGCGTGGTGGTGACAGTGAGCGTCACGCCCAGCGCACCGAGGCACCGTTGCCGTTGAATGTTTCGGTGTCTGATGCGTTGATGATTGTCCGAGATAACATCTGGTCCGTAGCTCTACGGTTGGTTGATGATCATCCAGGCTTAGCTTTGCCGGCCGACCAGTCGACACCGAGCTTAGCTGAGTGGTTGGCTCGGTGGCAGATGCTGAAGATCGCAGGTGCCAAGGATAAAAGCTTCACTCGTCAGGCGTATTGGTGGGTTGCCGAGGCGGCTGATCAGATCGCTTCGAAGACGTACGGCACTGAGACTACGGCTGAGATACCGAACCAGTTCTGCAAGCGTCCGGGGTGCAAGGGCCAGTTGTTTGTGGCTGAACGCTCCGATGGTGTGAAGACTGTGCGGTGTGCTGAGGATGCTCATCATGCGGTGCAGTGGGATACCTGGTCAAAGATGTTGAAGGCTTCTCGTCCACAGCGTCGAGGTGCTCGCCCTCCCCGTCTGGGTCGGGTTTGACGGACTTGACTTAGTGGCGTAAATTTACTGATTGAATGGCCTTACTGGCTCAAGCGATAGCCCCGAATCACAACAGTGGTTCGGGGCTTCGTCGTACCCGGAGCAGTGAGGTGACCAACGATGCCAAGCGCACCGAAGAAACCTTGCACACAGCCTGGTTGTCCTGAGCTCGTCGACGCACGCAACAAGCGAGGGCGATGCGATCAACATGAGAGGGCAGCTGAAGATCATCGTGGATCATCTAGGGCACGCGGATACACCGGCCGGGGCCACCGCCGATTCCGGGAAGAAGTTCTCGCTCGCGATCCGATATGCGTCTTGTGCATGTCGAGACCATCTAGAGAAGCCGACCATTACCCGGTGTCCCGAAAGGGATTGATATCGCAGGGTTTGAACCCTGACGATCCTAAATACGGTCGAGGTCTTTGCACTCCTTGCCACAAGCAGGAAACAGCCGAGCATCAGCCCGGAGGTTGGAATGCACCTCAATGACACGCCTCGATTGCCTTGACATCACGCCGATCCGACCCCTTCGAGAGGGGTGGGGGTGACCCCCTCCGGCCATTTACGACTAGCCTCCGGGCAGGCAAATCCGTAGTCCCGCAGGTTAGAACTTTTTAATCAGGGGGTGTCGCTGTTATGCCTGGTCCGATGCGAAAACCGGCGCTCGCCGTAGTGCGCGAGGGCAATCCGGGGCATCGTCCGGAGCCGGATTCGGTGGTGTTGCCGCCGGCCGACTTTGTGGAGCCGGATTGGTCTCGTGAGTTGCCCGAAGCGCAGGCTCCGAAGAAGCCGAAAGAGCCGGAGCGCGAAGATAACGAGTCAATCGAGCACTTCCAACAACGCATGTACCGCTACGACAAGCAGATGACTTCGTATCATCTGAAGCGTCAGGCGATCAACGGCACTCGGTTTGTGAAGAAGCGAGCTAAGGAAGAGTGGGAACGCGTTGTTCCGGTGCTTGAGAAGAGCGTCGGCCTCGGTGCTGTGGACTTCTCCTTGGTTGTCGACATGTGCATCTGTGTGGCTCGTCTGGAATGGACCGAGCACGAGCTGTCTCGTGAAGGTTTGATCACCATGGGTCAGCGTGGACCGGGCAAGAACCCACACACGACCATTGCCGGCCAATACAGGACACAGCTCAAGACTTATGTCCGCGAGCTTGGTCTCTCCCCTGCAGCTCGAACAGGATTGCCAGGGCGTAAGGACACAACAGACGATGACGATCCGTTCGATTAGTCGCTTTGGAGGGTGCGCGCACCTCTAAGAACGGAGGTGTCGCATGCTGGACTACGATCTTGATCTTCTGCCGGCACCTTACGAAGCACTGATCGAGTTAGGTCTCGACCATGATCAGATTGTTGAAGCGCTCAAGCGTAAACCTCTGACCGTGGCCAACCAAGCCGACCAGCATCCGGGGGCGTGGTTTGACCTAGGACGGGCGCGCAAGGCGTTGACTGCACTCGGCTCCTTCCGGCACACGAAAGGCCGTTGGGCAGGCGTGCGCATGCGTCTGGGCGAAGGTCTGGACTCTTGGCAGGTCGTCTGGGTACTCGCTCCCGTGTTCGGTTGGGTGTATCACGATGAAGAGATTGACCGGGTTGTCCGAGTCATCCGCTCAGTGTGGGTAGAGATTCCACGTAAAAACGGAAAATCAACCTTCGCCGCGGGATTCTCTGGCATCTTGCTTCTCGCGGATGGTGAAGCGGGCGCGGAAGTTTACAACGCTGCAGGTTCTAAGGATCAGGCACGCCGAGTATTCGATGATTCCAAGGCCATGCTCATGTCCTCACCGGCTGCGCGTAAGCGTATTGAACCATTGACCGACGTAGTGCGTGTTCCTCGAACACTGGGCATTCTGCGGGTTCTCTCAAAAGTCGCAGAAACCGCCCACGGATTGAACGTCTCCGGCGCATCCATTGACGAGATTCACACCCTGCGTAACCAGGGCAAGCTGATCGAAGCAATCGAGACCGGAACCGGCGCACGAGACCAACCACTGATCCTGTTCATCACCACCGCCGACGAAGCCGAAGACGGTACACCGTACGACGAGAAACACACCTACACGGTGAACATCGCCAACGGCATCATCAAGGATCCACGCTTCTACGGTGTCATCTGGGCAGCCGAAGAAAAAGATGACCCCTACGCCGAAGCTACCTGGTACAAAGCAAACCCCGGACTCGGTAAGTCACCCACACTCGCCTACATGCGAGACCAAGCAACCAAAGCCCAAGGCTCCCCCGCAGCACTCAAAACCTTCCTACAGCTCGCATTGAACCTGCGCTCGCCGGGTTCGGCTCGGTGGGTGGATTTGAATCTGTGGGATCAGATCGGTGGCGCCAAGCGTACGCCGTTGCGTGGCCGTCGCGCTTGGGGCGGTTTGGACTTGTCCGCGACTAGTGACTTCACTGCCTGGACAGTTTGGGCTCAGTCGAATCGACCGGGAATGAAGTTCGATCTATTCACACGCTTCTGGGTGCCTGAAGAGCGAATCGATGATTTGGAGAAGCAACTGCTGATTCCACTACGCGATTGGGTGGATAGGGGCTATGTGACAGCGACCGAGGGTGACGTGATTGATTACAGCGCGGTGAAATCGGCGGTAATCGGTGACTGCAAGCACTTCGACATGCAGCGCGTTTCCTACGACCGCATGTTCGCTGGCCAGCTCGTCCAGGAACTCAACGCTGATCTCTCCGGCATCGACGTAATTCCAGTAGCTCAGACCTTCTACGGCCTATCTCCTGCATCTAAGGAGATGGAACGCATGTGGAAGGCCAAGGAAATGCGTCACGACGATAACCCGGTCATGCGCTGGATGGCTTCTCGCGTCGAGGTCAAAACCGATGACGCGGACAATATCCGGCCTGTGAAGCCGAATCGACGGACTTCGACAGCACGTATTGACGGTTTTCAGGCGGCGGTAACTGCCTTGGACGGCATTGTTCGTACGTCCTTGGAAGAGAAGCGCAACCTAGTCGCCACCGGCTCTAGCACACGAAGGAGGGCGCAATAGTGGTCAACATTTACGATCAGGACGAGGTATCACGTCGCGTTCACCTGCTAGCACGCGAGCTGGAACACCGTGCACCGGGCATCGAGTCTTACGTGAACCGCTATTTGGGTGAAGGCGAGACCCTTCGCTGGGCTTCAAAGAAGTTCGATGAGTACTTCAAGAAGCAGTTCGCCGGTTTCGGCGATAACTGGTGCATGCCGGTAGTTGATGCCGCTGCAGAGCGCATGAAGGTTCTCGGTTTCCGTGCTCACGGTGAAGACCTGAAGATCGATCAGCAGTTGCAACGTGACTGGCTTGGTTCCAACTCGGATTTGGGAAGTTCCGAAGCGTTCACGATGCAGATGGCAGGTGGACGAGCCTTCTCGCTCGTTCACCCAGCTGATTCTCCGGACAAAGCTCCGAATGTCACGTGGGAGAACCCGCAGTCGGCGATCGTCAACACTGACCCCGTCACCGGCATCGACCGTGAGGGCCTGGTCATGTGGAAAGACGATGAATACGACTACGCCACCTACTACACGGCAACGCACTTCGTGAAGATGAAGCGCAAGAACGGCCAGCAACGCTTCGAGAACACGCAGCGCATCACGCCAACTGGTGGGTGGGAACCTCGCGACGGTGAACATCAGCCGGCCATGCACCACCTCGGCGAGGTACCACTGACCGAGATCCGCAACAAGACACTGCTCGATGACGACCCCATGTCAGACATCGCTGGTGTGGCCGCGTTGCAGGACGCAGTCAACCTCGTCTGGGCTTACTTGATGAACGCTCTCGATCAGGCTTCCATGCCTGCCCGAGTTGCCGTGAACGCGGACGTTCCTCAGGTGCCGATCTTGGATAAAGAAGGTCAGGTTGCTGGTTACCAGGACGTGGAGCTAGACGAGCTTCTCAAAGAGAAGATCATCTTCCTTCCCGGTCAAGACGCTCGCATCGAAGAATGGACGGCCGCGAACCTCGACGCGTTCTCCAATGTCATCTCACAGCTCGTCGAGCACATCGCAGCTCAGACCCGCACACCACCTCACTACCTGGTGGCGAAGATGATCAACACTGCAGCCGAGTCGCTGAACATCGCCGAAGCCGGTCTGGTCTCCAAGGTCAAGGAACGCATTCTCTACGCCTCCAAAGGCATCAAGAAGACATTCCGACTCATGGCAGCCGCACGCTCAGCCACCGACGAACGCCTCGACGCTCTGCGCGCAGGAACGATCATCTGGGACAACATCCAGTACCGCTCCGAAGCACAGATGGCCGACGTGGGAACCAAGCTCAAAGCGGCCGGATTCCCGACCGAGTACGTCTACGAGAAGCTGCTCACCGACCCGGTCCAAGTCGCACGAGTCATGGCCATGCGAGAACGCGAACTGCAAACTGACCCGTTCTTGGCAGCTGAAGACAGGATGCGAACACCAGGAGGCTTCTAAATGGCTCAAACCATTATCGAAGCCGCGGCCACCCACTACGCCTACGGCAAGCAGGTTCAAACACGAGCCCTGCGAGACCTCACACGCATGTGGGTGGCCACCGACCGCACCAACATCCTCGACTCATGGCAAGCAAAGCTCAGCGCAGCAACACTCATCGTTGCCCAAGCCCAGCAAGCCGTCGCCGAGGACTCCATCGAGTACACCAACGCAGTCCTGCAAGCCCAAGACGCGCCCCAAGAACGACACCAGATACTCGCAGCCGGGTTCGCTGGCATCGCCTACCCACTCGGCGACAAACCACGACCACCCATCATGCTCGAAGACACCATTTTGTCCCCCGCCTACAAAGCACTACGCGCAATAGGCCACGGATACACCGTCGACCGCTCCATGGGCATCGGACTAGACAACCTGCTCCTACGCTCCCAACTGCAAATCTCAGACGCAGCCAGACAAGCCGAAGGCGTGGCCATGACAGCCACACCAAAACGCATGCACTACGTCCGAATGCTCAACCCACCATCATGCGCCCGCTGCGCAATCCTCGCCGGAAAAACCTACCGATCCCAAGAAGCCTTCCGAAGACACCCCGGATGCGACTGCCGACATATCCCAGTCAGCGAAGCGCTCGCCGGTGACATGACTGCTGATCCTTATCAGTATTTCAACTCGTTGTCTCCGGAGGATCAGAACAAGTACTTCCGACCTTCGGACGCTCAGGCGATCCGTGACGGCGCGGATATCTTCCAGGTGGTCAATGCCCGTGCTGAGACGTATTCGACCGAGGGCGGGGCGCTGGCGACCTACTACGGCACAACTAAGCGTGGCTACTGGGGCTCCATGCAGGAGACCAGGAAACGGCAGGGCAAGGAACGCTACGGCGTAGCGATTCGTGAGCGTCTGATGCCTGAAGAAATTTACAAACGTTCCAAGGGCAACCGTGAGCAGGCGCTCCGGATGCTTGAGAACTACGGATACATCACTGGCCTGGGGCAAAACCCAGAAGGTGTGATCCGTGGGCCCGGTGTCGGCTACCTCGGTGGCCGTAAACCGAGCTACACACTCGATTCCGCAACGGGATCGTGGACCGCCGCGCCGCGCAATGCGACCGACTGAAAGGAACCATCCCATGGCTAAAACTGTTCATGGCATCGATATCACCGCGCCTGGTGGCATCGAAGCACTGTTGGCCTTCCACTTCCAGACCTTCGGCGACGCAGTCATGCTCGCCAACGGTGAAGAAGACCAAGACAACGACACCGAGGAAGAAGAGGAAGAAGAAGATCAGGATGATTCCGAATCTGGCGATAACTCTGACAACGATGAAGAGGACGTTGCTGGTGCTGATGCACTAGGCGATAAAGGCCAGAAGGCTCTTCGAGCCATGAAGGACCGCGTGAAAGCTTCTAAGAAAGCCGAACGTGAGGCCAAGGCCGAGCTGGAACGCTTTCGTAACTCCGCGGGGAAGTCCGAGGAGCAGTTGGCCGAACAGCAACAGCGGGAACAGCGCGAAGCGGCGATCCTCAACAAAGCCAATGAACGCATCGTGCGTTCGGAGATCAAGTCGGCAGCTGCGGGCAAACTGCAGAATCCGTCCATCGCTGTCCGTTTGCTCGATCTCTCTGATTTCGAAGTGGACGAAGACGGCAACGTAGACGAAGACGAGATCGCTCAGGCGATTGACGAGCTTCTAGAACGGGAACCGTACCTAGCCGTGCAAAGCGGTGGCGGTCCTAAATTCGACTCAGCTCGGGGCAAGCCCAAGGTGGCGAAGAAACTCACCGAAAAAGACCTGGCCGGTATGAGCCCGCAAGAAATTGCCAAGGCTTATGACGAGGGCCGGGTCAAAACCTCTTAAGGAAGGAGATTGCCGTGGCAATCACCCATGCAATCCCTGCGCTGTGGTCGGCAAAGATTCTGACCCAGTTCCAGGAAGCAACTATCTTCGCTGGTCTCGCAAACCGCGAGTACGAAGGCGAAGCCAAGGGCGGTAACACCGTCCATATCACTGGCATAGAGCCAATCGCTATCAAGGACTACAAGGCAGCCGGTCGCACGACCACCGCCGATGACGTCACCGATACCGGAATCGATCTACTGATCGACCAGGAGAAATCTTTCGACTTCTACGTCGATGACATCGATGCAGCACAGGCTAAGCCAGCACTGATGTCGGCTTACACCAAGTCGGCTGCTGAGGGCTTGGCAGAGGACACAGACAAGTTCCTGTCTTCACTGCTAATCGCCGAGGGCACTGCAGCAACTGGCGTAGTTGCACCAACCGATGCTGCATCGGCTTGGGATGCTATCGCAGTCATCAAAAAGATGATGCAGAAGGCTAAGGTTCCTGCTTCTCAGCGTGTCATCGCTATGAACGCGGAGTTCGCGTCCTTCCTGGACTCTTCGGATTCCAAGCTGATGAAGGCTAACGAGTCAGCGACCACTGCTGGCCTACGCGATGCCTCCTACGGCAAGATCCTCACCTTCGACACCTACGGTTCGGAGAACCTGCCGGAGACCACCAAGCCACAGATCGTCGGTTGGCACCGTTCCGCGCTGGCTTACGCATCGCAGATCGAAAAGACCGAGGCACTGCGTGCTCAGAACAAGTTCGCTGACCGGTTGCGCGGCCTGCACGTCTACGGCGGAAAGATCATCCGGCCTAACGCCGTATTCCACTGGACGGCCGTCTAACCATGGCGCCATTCGTGGGGCCTTCGGGCACTGTCATGAACTTGGATCCGGTGATTTCAGCTGGTCTTGTCCGCAACGGCACGATCATTGAAATCCCTGACGGTCTGAGCGCTGAAGCAGTCGCCAAGATTGTTGCTGAACGCTTCGAGAAGAAGCCGGCAACCGTCGAGGAAACTGTGGCCACCGTTCCTGCCCCGTCCGGAGAGGTGGAACCGCCTCGCGGTAACGCTTCTCGCGACGACTGGGTGGCATACGCAATCACCCAGGGTAAGACCGAGGACGATCTGGCCGGCCTGAAGCAGACCGAGATCCGCGCTCTCTTCGAATCGGATGAAACCGACGAGAAGGCCAAGGCAGAAGCCGAAGCTCAGGCCAAGGCCGACGCTGAAGCGAAAGCCGCCGAGGAACTCGCAGCTCAGGGCAACACCGACAACGACTAGGAGGTGAGCCTGTTGGCTCTGATCACCGCAGCGGATCTAAAATCCTACCCGCTTCCAGACGAACTGGACCTGCAAAGCCAGATCGTGCAGGTACTGATTGATTCAGCATCGGCCGAGGTGATCGACGCGGCAGGCTCACCCATAGTCTCAACACGTCACACTGTTGATCTTCCCGCCATGCGGGCACGCATCCTCCGGTTACCAGGCTTGCCAGTCAGTGAGGTCCACTCAGTGGAAATAGCTGGCCAGCCTGTGACCGACTGGAAAAAGATCAATGCCGGACTTCACCGAGCATCTGGGTGGTCTGAAGACGGATTGGAAATAGTCACGGTGGACTACACTCATGGACTTCCAAAACTGCCTTCAGACATCAAAGACTTGGTCTGTCGCATGGTCATCTCCGGACTGCTCAATTCACTCGAAGATGGTGCGGACGGGTTCGCACTTAACAACGGCCGCCTGTCTTCAGTGAAAATCGACGACTACGCCGAGGGCTACGCCACCGGAGACACCGTAGACGCAATCACAGAGATGTCCCTCCCCCAACGCACACGAGACCGACTCGCAAAGAGATTCGGTAACTACGGGGCCAAGGTGGTGGGCAGCCTGTGAGCATGCAACGCCGAGCTATAGCAGCCACACGCCGAGGCAGAGAACGAGCCAAAGCGCTCATGATCGCCGAATGCACAGTCAAACGCCCAACAGGTACCACCTACGACCCGGCAAAAGGGCACGAAGTGGCCATCTACGACCTGATCTACACCGGGAAATGCGGGTACGACGTGGACTCCACACAACCTGCAGAGCTGGTGCTAGCTAACACGGAGTTCACCATCACTAACGTCCTGGTGAAACTCCCCATAGGCTCCGGCGCAATGCAAGGAGACCTAGTCGAGATCCTCAGCGCACAACTCGACCTGCCACGGCCGGGAACCAAAGCCAAACTCATTGAGCTGGCCGAGGGAACCCATCGCACGGCAGAACGATGGAGGGCGGTGAGCGTGTGAGTCTCGACGACTCCGAACTACGCGCACTCTCCAAGGATCTAGGCCTGGTACCTGACGGGATCATCCCCAAGGTGCGAGCCGTAGTCCGCAAGGGTGCAGTCAACGTCAAGAACACCATGCAGAAGGACATGCGAGCATCATCCTCGTTCCGTCCCGCAGCACGGTCAATCGACTTCGACGAGATCAACTCCGGAGCATTCGGTTCAACAGTCATCGCCGCCGAGATCGGCCCCAACAAATCACGAGACAAAGCAGCAGGACTAGCAGGGTTCGCCTACTTCGGCGGGAGCAACGGCGGTGGCGGCACAGTCCGCGACCCAGCCGAAGCGCTCGCCGAGGAAACACCGAACTTTGAGAAGTATCTGCTGGATGTGTTGGAGGGATTGTTGTGAGTCTTGAAGTTCTTCAGGGTCTCAAGGCGTTGTTCCCTCCCGAGGTTCGGGTGCATCTTCACAAGGCCCAGTTATCTAATCCCCCGGTGCTTTCTGATTTCCCTTATGTCGTCTTGCACGGCGGGTGGGGTGAGGAAACTTCGGGTGAGCGTGGTGACAGGTCCAGTGATGATGTTCCGGATCAGACGGCGTTCACTTTGCGGTGCACGGTGGTGGCCTTGTCTTTGGGCGGTTTGAACGAAATAGCTCGGGTGTCTCGGGCTTCGTTGAATCGTCAGCGTCCGGTGGTTGATGGTTGGAAGTTTTCGAAGCTTCGGCAGGTCGAAGTTCTTACAGCGGAGCCGGATAACCGTGTCTCTGTTGAAACAGTCAATCCTGTGTATCTCGTGGACGAATATCCGTTCATGGGGTACCGGGCATAACCGAAAGGACACATCACCATGGCTAAGCCCGGTTTTGTGGAAGCCCGCCCCAAGGGTGGCGGGGAGATCCGGCTGGTGCCGGAGCATTATCTGACCAACCCGGCACTCGGCTTTGTTGAGGTGCCGTCCATCCGTGCTACGGGCGCTAAGGCGAAGGCCCGTCCGAGCGACAACGTTGAGGAGGGTACCAAGTGAAGACTTCTGCTGACGGAAAGAAGAAGTGGGCGATCTCGCTCACTAAGCCAGCGGCCTTAATTCCTACTGCTACCGAGCTGAACGCCATGATCGATCCATCGTGCATGATTTTGGATTCCGACGTGACGTGGTCTCCGACCGCATCGGATCGTTTCAATGAGAAGACGTCTTGCCAGAAGGGCAACTCTCAGGCTCTTGGTTCGTCGAACTATGAGACCGCGCTGACTTTCATTCGCGAGTGGTTGTCTACTGGCACCGGCGCAGACATTGAAGGTCTGGACGCGGCTTACCAGGCGGTGAAGGTCAAGGACACCACCGTGTGGATCTACCTTCGCGAGACCGACAAGGATTCGACCGAGCCTTGGGCTTCGGGAGATGAAATCTTCCTCGGTGGTGAGGTCAAGACTGACTCGCCAACTCGTCCTGGCAACGATGGCAACATCAAGCGCCGTGTGGAGTTCCTGCCACAGAACATGGTCAGCGAAGTTTTGGTTCCGGGCGCTTAGGCTCCGGTTCCTCTTTTACTAGCCCGGTGACGCGGATGGGCTCCTGCGTCGCCGGGCTTTCTCATACCCAGTAAGAGCCCACACACCTGAAATGGAGCCCACCATGTCTGAACTAAACCCTGCAGAATTCGATTTTGAAGCGTGGATCGATGATGCTCGCCTGCCTGAGGATTCCGAGACCGTTTTCAAGCGCGGTGACCTCGTGGCCAAGATCAATCACCTAGCCCGTCAGATCCGCGTAGAGACCGAAGCGATCGGCGGCGAGACGGTCAGTGGTGGATCCCCGTTGCTGAAACGGCTGAGGAAAGAACGCGAAGGACTCATGAAAGCGTTCGCCCGTTCCGAGGTGACGTTCTACCTTCGTGCTCTGCCCCAGTCCCGCATCAAAGAGATCGTGGACGCGCATCCGCTTGCTGAGGATGCGACACGGGAAGAGAACCTAGTGCAGCGCGTCGAGCTGAACCGGGCACTCTTGGCTGAGTCCATCGTCGCGTTGGAATCGCCGACTTTGGAAAAGCGGGACATCACGATGACCGTTGCTCTGGTGGCCACGCTCGAAGCGAAGATCGGTGCCGCTCAGCTCTCCAAGCTACTGATCAAGCGTCAGCAGGTGCAGTCCGAAGCACCAGCCCCGGACGCAGATTTTTTGCCAGATGCCTCTGGTACCAGCCACGACTCAGGCCAGTAGTCAACGTCCTAAGAACAGCACGCTCGGCTCAGAAGCCACCCATGCACTGGTTCTCCAACGAGCGTGGCGACTGGACCGACAAGGACTACATCCTCTCACTGGTCCTCACCATCTACGAGGACGGCCTGTGTACTTGTGGCCAACCAACAGAGCTGGCACACCACCCGGATAACGACGGATGGTACACGGCACACAAGAAGGTCTGCCAGTCCTGCGCTGCACGAGAACGTGCCACCCAGGGCATCGGCAAAGACCCCTACAAGCCGGAACCGGGCGAACGCATCTACACCCAATACGACAGGCCACCGGATAAGCCGATCCGAAACCTGCCGGGATAACCCGAAGGAGGGCACATGGCCGAACGTAGAGTAGCAGCACGGCTTGAAGCTGTGGTGTCAAACTTCATCAACGGGTTCAAGGACGCAAAGAAGTCCGTCGACGATCTCACCCAGTCCACCCAGAGCGCCAACAAAGCGACTCAGGACAACTCGCGCTTCTCCGAAGAAGCCGCGAAGAAGATCAAACTCGTAGCGGAAGCAGACCAACGCGCAGCCAAGAACGCCGGACTGCTCTACAACGCCAACGGCCAACTCGTAAACTCCAACGGCAAGATCGTCTCATCCTCACAAGCAGCAGCTCACGGAGTCGACGCATTCTCCGACGCGGTCTACCTGGCCAACGTCGAAGCACAGGAAGCCGCCCAAGCCACCGAAGCGGCCGTGGCCAAGCAGGCCGAGGCCTACAAGACCCTCGCCCCTGCCGTCACGGTCGCAGGCGGTGCACTCACGCTCGCTTTCGGCAAGATGCTCCACACCTACGCCGACTTCGACAAATCCATGTCCGAAGTACAAGCAGCCACCCACGAGACCGCCGGCAACATGGACCTGTTGCGCGACTCAGCCGTCGAAGCAGGCGCAGACACCGCCTACAGCGCATCCGAAGCAGCCGGAGGCATCAAAGAACTCGCCAAAGCCGGTGTCGACACCCAATCAATCATCAACGGCGGACTCACCGGAGCACTCTCCCTAGCAGCATCAGACAACATCGAAGTTGCCAAAGCCGCCGAAATCGCAGCTAGCGCGATGACCCAGTTCAAACTCTCCGGCGAAGACGTACCCCACATCGCCGACCTACTCGCAGCAGGCGCAGGCAAAGCCCAAGGCGGAGTCGAAGACCTCGGAATGGCACTCAACCAATCCGGACTCGTCGCCAACAGCGTCGGCCTCACCATCGAAGAAACCACCGGAGCACTCACCGCCTTCGCATCAGCCGGACTCACCGGCTCCGACGCAGGCACCAGCTTCAAAACCATGCTCCAAGCCCTCACTCCAAACTCCAAACAAGCAGCCGAACTCATGGAAGACCTCGGCATCAGCGCCTACGACGCAAACGGCGAATTCATCGGCATGTCAGAATACGCCGGAGTCCTCCAAAACGCACTCAAAGACATGTCCGACGAACAACGCAACGCCACCCTCAAAACCATCTTCGGATCAGACGCAGTCCGCGCCGCCAACGTACTCTACGAACAAGGCGCCGAAGGCATCCAAGAATGGGAAAACGCCGTCAACGACGCAGGCTACGCCGCAGAAACCGCAGCCGCCATGCAAGACAACCTCGCAGGCGACCTCGAAAAACTCGGCGGAGCCATGGACACCGTATTCCTCAAGTCCGGATCCGGAGCCAACGACGCACTACGCACCCTCGTCCAAACCGCCGAAGACTTCGTAGACTTCATCGGCACCATCCCAGAACCAGTCCTCTCCATAGGCGGCATCCTTACAGGAATCGTGGGAGGAACCGCACTCGCCGGTGGTGCCCTGGTCACGATCGTTCCGAAGATCCGAGACACCGTAGGTGCTTTCAAGGATCTACGCGAGTCCGGGAGCAAGGTACCTGGCGTACTTGGCAAGGTTGGAAAAGCAGCCGGCCTAATCGCCGCTCTAGGTACCGCTGGATCCATCGCGGGTGCACTGATCACCAAGCAGGACATCGCCACTGCCGAAGAATACTCAGCAGCACTACTGGAAGTCGTCAACACCGGCGACACCTCCCTCGGCGGTGTTTTCGAGAAATCTGACACCGTTGGCGGAGGCCGACGACTTGGAGACGTGCGAGACCTAGGCGCAGCACTGGAAACAATCGCCAACCCATCACTGGGCCAGAAGTTTGACCAGAACCTGAACTTCCTCAACGGATTCTTCAACCTGCCAGACGACAAGCTCACACAAATCGAGACCCGCTTCGAAGGCATCGGAGACGCACTCGGCTCAATGGTCCAATCAGGCAACGCAGAAAAAGCCGCCGAATCCTTCCGAGGAATCGTCGACCAATTCGAAGCCCAAGGACTCAGCGCCCAAGACGCAGCCGACAAAATGCCCGGCTACATCAACTCCCTACAAGACGTCGCAAACCAGGCAGGTGTAACCCTAGAAGATCAAGAACTACTCAACTGGGCAATCACCGGAGTCAAACCCGCATCCATCGCAGCAGTCGACGGAGCCAACGCCACCTCCGAAGCACTCGACGAAGTCGGAGTCTCAGCCGAAGGCGTCGTCGAAGACATGGAAGAGTTCCTAGAGATACTCTTCCAAGCCGGTGTCATCACCCGCGACGAACGAGGCGCACTCAGAGACTACGAAGCAGCCATCGACGACATCAGCGCATCCATCAAAGAAAACGGCAAGACCCTCGACGTAACCACCGAGAAAGGCCGCGCCAACCAAGCAGCATATGACGGACTCGCAGCCAGCGGTCAAGCATATGTTGAAGCGCTCGCTGCGGGTGGAGCCAGTGAGGAAGAACTGCAAGCTGCGATGTCGTCGACGTACGACTCGTTGATCGTGGCTGCAGGACAGTTCGGTATCACGGGCGATAAGGCCGACAAGATGGCGCGTGAGGTCATGGGTATCCCGGATGACGTAAAGGTTGATTCGTGGATGTCCGAGGCAGCTAAGAAGACTGCTGAGGCAACCAAGAAGGCCGTCGACGAGGTCGACGGTAAGACGGCTCATGTGTGGATCACTACGCACGAGAACTCCATCTATTCGGAGACGCATACCTCGACCGGCCGCGGTGGTACCGGTGGCCAGCTGAAGGCTTCTGGCGGTGCGATCAACGGCCCTGGTTCGGGAACCTCTGACAGTGTGCCGATCATGGCTTCTAACGGCGAGCACATGCTGACCGCCAAGGAAGTCCAGCTGATGGGTGGCCACGATGCCGTCTACCAGTTCCGCGCTGGCTTGCACACTGGATCCATCCGAGGTCATGCCACGGGTGGCGAGATCGGTCGGTCCCCCGCTGGAGTTTCCACCGCTTCGGTCATGCAGTCGGCTGTTGTCGCGGTGCCGACCGGTGGCGGTTCGGATCTGCCACCGATCAACATCGAGATCAACGGGGCCACGGACGAGCGTCGTGTTGCTCGTGCTGTTACCGAAGAGCTTTCCAACAAGTTAGCAAAGGTGGGGATGCGCATTGGGTGAACTAGTCACACTTGACGGGTTTCCGCTCACGGGGGTTACGCGAGACGGAGTCTGGAAACGCCTCGGTGAGTTGGAGGGGTGGTTCGATAGTCCGGAGCCGAAGCGCGATCGAGTGCCTCGGCCCCGGGCTGACGGTGATTTTGAAAGCCAGATCGACTACGAACCTCGGCTAATCACTTTTACCGGCCGTGTGGTGTCAAGCAACCATGGGTATCTTCACCAGGCAGCCGGAATTCTCGCCGCGTTGCCGTTCAGGGGCAAGAAGAAGTTCCTCGTTGATGGGCACGGGCCAACACAGTGGGCTACCGTCGATCCTCGCGGGAAGGTCTCGACCACTTTCCCCACGGATACCAGGCTGGAATTCCAGATCCCACTGGAAGCGATTGACCCGTTCAAGTACGGGGAGTCGTATTCGCCGTCTGGTGCGGTTGGTGCCGGGTTCGATGTTTTTCATCGTGGCACGGTACCAGCCTTGCCGGTGGTAACTGTGGCTGGGTCCCTTCCGGGCGGTTACGAGCTGAGCTTAGGTGGCCGGTTGGTGTCGGTGTCGCGGGCGGTGACTTCTGGTAGTCCTCATACCGTGGATATGGCTACCGGGATTCTTCGTGTTGGTGGTTCTGTTGCGCGGGGTGGCTTCGAGTATTCCGAACTGCTCAGTGTCGATCCTGGTCTTCCGCAGAACTTTTATTCGGTTGCTCGAACCACGGGTTCTGGAACGGTGACGGTCCGCTTCTCCGACACCTACATTTAGGGAGGGCGTATGGGTTACAAGGTTTATACGGTCTCCACGATCTCGTGGGTGGACAAGATCGAGATCCGGCCTAGTGCTTGTTCGTGGGCTCGCGCCATGAACGAGGGGGCAGGGGGGTCGGCACGCTTCGTGTTGTCTGATCCGAACGTGGCACTCACCATTGCCGGCGGCGCAGTTGACGTGGTGAACCGTTGCCTGGTGGTGGAGTTCGACAATGTTGTCGTGTACGCCGGGATCATCTGGGAGTCAGACTACGATCACGATACGCAGGAGCTCACGATTCAGCACGAGGACATCTGGTCTTTGTGGGAACTTCGGTTGATCTCGGAGTCGAAGAATTCGGCTATGCCGTCGTGGAAGCAAACCTATTCCGGGTTGGAGTACGACACCATCGCCAAACGCCTAGTTCAACTGGCGACCACGGGCGCGGGACGTACTGTTCCACTCGTCTATGAGGACGACTACTCCGGTGGGCGGTCTCGCACCTACTACGGGTATGACGCAGACACTTTAGTGGAAGCGTTAGAAGAGATCATGGATCTTCCCGGCGGGCCCGACATTGACTTCCGACCCGAATGGAATCCAGATCGTAGTGGTCTTCAGTGGACGGTTCGAACCGGTTTCATGAACCCAGATAACCAGGTGGTGGAGGTGAACTTCTCAGCCCCGAAACCACCTGCTCGCGGTTTGAAGGTCAAGACTTCTGGGCGTGAGCGCGCCACGCAAGTGTTTGGTATTGGTGAAGGGTCGGGCAAGGACATGAAAGTCCAGTCCGCCGGAGGTTCTGGTTCGTTCGCTCTTGAACGGGCTGAGCAGTCGAAGAACATCAAGGATGCTGGCCAGTTGCAGGATTTCGCGGCGGGTGAGCATTCCACTCGTGGTTCGAACGTCAGGCAATACTCGTTCGAGGTTCCACTTGATTCCCCGATTGTTGGGAGCTTGTGGACGTTGAAGCCGGGCATGACGCTACGGTGGCACGTCACCGGCGACCCGTACCTATCTTCTGGTTGGCGTGACTCGATGGTCATTCAGTACCAGGGAGACATTGCTTCTGACTTCGTGTCGATGGAAACACAGTAAGGCGGTGACTGGTGGCTAAGCGGACTAACCTTCGCCAGTCGAATATTCCTCGGCAGCGACGCAATACGAAGCGGTACGGCACTCAGACTCCGCTTTCTTCAACGGCGGTGGAGCGTGGTTCTACCCGTTGGTTGAACGGTTCGACGGTTGTTATTGAGGGCTTACTCGATGTGACCGGTACTGCCACGGTTGGTGGCACGTTATCAGTCACGGGAACGTTCAACGGTTCCGGAGTGAACAACCTGGACGGCACTAACAACCTGTCCGGTGATAACAACCTGACTGGGCCAACAGAGATCTCGGGCAGTCTTGATGTGACTGGTCCAACGAATCTTGATGGTGTGCTCACGATCAACGGTGACACGTCGATCACGGGGCTTCTAACTATTACCGGAGATACTACGATCACAGGGGCACTGAGCATCGAGGGTGACTCCACGATCTCCGGAAAGCTGGACGTAACCGGCGCAATGTCAACCAAGGGCACGCTGTCCGTTGAGGGTGTCACCACTCTGAAGAACGACCTGAACGTGACTGAGGGTGGAAAAATCACGGCAGGGAACCTTGAGATCGAGCCTGCCAACGGGGGTCAGATTAACTTCCTGAATGGGTCACTGTCATCGACTTCTTTTGGCGCGCTGTTGAACAACACAATCCGGGTGGAGCTGTCTGGACCTGTCATTGATTTGTCCGCACCGACCACAAACGTAGCAGGGCGGCTTGAAGTCGAGGGGCGAATCGTAGGGAATGAGCGACTTGTCCTGCCGAATACTCCGACAACTTCAAACAGCACTTTCATACCGAACGTGCATATGGATTCGAATGGGTTTATCTACCGAACTACCTGGACCCCGTAAGGAGTAATCGTGGGAAAAACGAAAGCTGATCTTGAGACCGAGAATGAGAATCTTCGCCGGCAAGTATTCCGTGCCGAGTCAGTGATAGCCGAGTACCGGCAGGAACTTGATACTCAAGGTTTCGAGCTGAAGAAGCTCAAGGCCGAACTAAAACTTCAGAACAATCTCAACGAACCCACCGCATAACACGGTGGGTTTCCTAGTTAAGGGGGCGTGATGGTCGCTGTTACAGGATCAGTTAAAGACATTCTGGATGGATCGATGGCTGACCGGAAAGTTGACCTTGTATTCCAACTGCAAGCGCCGAATATTCAGACTGTCGCTGGAACCATGGCCAGGATCAATCCGACTGCTGAAGCGGTCGTTACCCCAAACGCTACAACGGGGTTCTTCAGCGTTGACCTGACACCAACAGAAGTGTTCCTGTTCGATGCGTTCTACACACTCAAGATCCGTTGGTTGGACTCTGACGCGCCAGAGATGGATCTTCCTGGGTGGCAGATCAGAGTGAACAGAGACGGTGGGACTCTTACCGAGATGCTCGTCTTGGGCCCTCCCCATGGGAATTGGGGTGGGCCGATAGCGAACCTTTCGCTGGTCCTCGTTTCTTTGACACAACCCGAAAATTTGCAACGCGGCCAGTTGTGGCTGCAAGCGGCGGCGGGGAGCCATGCAAGTTCTAACCCTGCGTTGAACACTGGAAAACTTTGGAGAGGGGCATAACCCATGGCATTAGCAGATAAGGCGATTCTTGTTGCTGAGCTTCGTGGGCCGGAAGGCCCAAAGGGAGCAACAGGGCCTTCATGGAATAAAGGGAAACTTCCTAACGGAACTAACTTCAATACGTTTCGAACCCCTGGATTGTGGATTGTTCCCGACATGGCTTCGGCTGAGTCGATGCATAACATGCCGGTGGTTTACCCAGGCATTTTCATTGTCTCAGCAGACGATGCATCTTCTGTTCTGTGCCGTCAAGAATATTCCACTTATGCGCCGGTCAATGACCCATACAAAGCGGCAACCTTCAAGCGGGTCTCCACTGGTTCTTCTACGTTTGACGTGTGGACCCGTGAATCAACTGACTTTGGCAATGCTCGCGAAGGTGAAGATCTTGATCAGTTGCCAGAGGGGAAGATAGGCTGCCCTGCGCCGATTCATTCCACGTTGGTTAACGCTCCGGTCAATGCTGGTCCAGGTTTCGTTGAGACGAAAACTGTTGTCGGTTTCGCGATCATGAAGGTGCAGTTTTACTACGAATACGGTGGCAGAATTCTTGCACGTAATTCGAACACCTTCACCACCTACGGCACCTGGAACGACCTGACCAGCTCAGGCGGTGGCGGCGGAACCATAGATTATTCCATAGCTAACCCATTCGCGAATGACCAGCGCAAGCAATGGTTTGTTCGGCGTAGAGGTGGATTCATTGGAACCGAAGGCAAAGCTGTCTACGCGATCCGTGTAGACCATGGTGCTGTCAACATGCGGGACGTGATCCTTGAAGAACTGAACGCTCGAAACTTGCCATTCGGCATGTGCCTGAACCCTAGTGCTAGTCGAATGAATATGGCAGAGAATGCAGGGGTCTCATGGGGTGACTACCAGGAGTGGTGCGCTGTGAAGGGCATGGAGCTATGGAACCACGGCATGACCCATGCTGATGCAAGTACCACCTCAGGGCTAATCAATGAGATTGTCCGATCTCGTGAATTGCTTGAAGCGAGCATTCCGAACGCTGTCTGCGAAGGGTGGATGGTTCCCGGCGTGGGCGGCACTAACTACGGTGGGCAGTCCTCAACAAATGAGATTGGTTCTTTTGCCGACTACGAGGCTGGCCGGATCATCATGTCATCTCATGCTGTTTCTTCGGGGCATGGCGGTTCTGCTGTTCGTCCTCAGACTGGACTGTTGATTGATGGTCAAGCCCATCTAGGTTTAGATTCTGTCACTAATCCCACGAATACTTTGAATACATTGAGGCATGCCCAAGACGTGGGTGCTGCTGTCCAACTATTCATTCACCCATCCTTGGTAAATACGCCTGGATACACAACACCAAGTGTGCTGAACCAGATATGGGACTTCTTGGCAGCTGAACGAGACGCAGGTCGCGCCATCATACTTTCACCTTCTGGCCTATTGCTGGCTGATCCGTCGCATGCGCGCCGCAATAGTGTCTTGAGGTTCGGCGACTTTGCTTCAAGGGCAGGACGGGTGTGGACGAGCGTTTGGGCCAACACGACCGGATGGACATTAGGCAACGGCGGGGTGACCACCACTTCAGGTGGGGTTCTTTCCCAAGAGGTCACCCAGCTCGGGCTAAAAAACGGAAGGGGAATCGTTTACAAGATCGTGGCTGAGTCTTCCAGCACGGCTGGGGCAACAGCCCGTATTGGGTCCACGTCACTGACCGAAGGTACGAGGGATTACACCATCCCTGCCGGCCAATCGCGGACAATCCGAAAACTTGTCATGCCTCCCGAGAACGCCACCGCTTCTTTCTACGCGGTCATCGGCCGCATAAGCGGCGGGGACCTGACCATCAAAAACGTTGCAATGCAACCCGTATAGGAAGGAGATGCTCTCTTGGATCTTCCAACAGAACTTGGGTATGGGACGGTGAACGGTCGGTTCATTGTTGCAGTACGAGACGAAGATGATCAGAATCTGGCCCCGGATGGTGAACCTGTCCGGGGTCAAGTTGTATTCACTGCTTCGATTGAGTACGCGACTGTGCCGGTGTCGTCTTCTGGTCCGCAGACGGTCATCTTTGATGATGTCGTTGGCGTTTTCGATGAACAAGGATACTTGTGCACGCCACATCCGCAGTCCGGTCGGCCCATGTACCGAGGAATCAGCCTTGTCGCAACAGATGACACGGACTTGTCTGTGATCGGTTGGACATGGCAGGCCAGCTACCAGTTGCAATCAGTAGGACGTAAACAGCTTGTGATTCCGTCGCACAGCTTTGAAGTTCCAGATGGTGCATTTCTGGACTTGGCAACCCTTGTGTCAATCCCATCGACTCCTGGATACGGCTTGCCGCAGGCTGAGGGTGCGGTGTTGCGTGCTGAAGCTATTGCTCAGTCGATTCGTGATGATGCTGATGCCGGGAAGTTCAACGGAACGGCTGCGACTGTCGAAGTCGGGACTGTTGTTAGCGGTACAGAACCGTCAGTGAACAACGCCGGCACCGAGTCGCATGCAGTGCTGAACTTTGTTCTTCAAAAGGGCGACAAGGGCGATACCGGTACCGGACTGCCTGGTATAGGGTCGCCTATGCAGGTCATGCGAATGACAGAATCGGGCGCTCAGACTGAGTGGGTAACACCAGACAAGTCGATGGTTGGACTGGGAAACGTCGATAACATTTCGGACTTGGACAAGCCGGTAAGTGTCGCAGTGCAAACTGCACTAGATGAAAAGGCATCCCTGATTGATTTGCAAAGCAAAGTCAATGTGGACGATGTTCTCGTTAGGGCGGGTGAGAGTTCATTCACTGATGGCTACATTGTAAAAATCGGTAAGTATTCCTACGTTCTTCGTTCTGACACGAACATGGCTGTAGTTCAAGGCGGTGGAGAGAACAATGAGAACGTCATCGGTGGAAACTTCGACAACGTCAACACTGCCGTCAGCAACCTAGAGAATCCTCCTGCCCTAGAGGGTACTGATGGCATGTGGGACTTCATATTGTCCGGGTATGACAACGTTGTGAACGGTTGGGCTTGCATAGTCAACGGATTCCACAACCGTGTCACCCAAGGTGGTAACCATGCCACGATTAGTGGCGGTTCCATCCACACCATCGGCAATTGTAACTACGCCACCATCTCCGGCGGCACTGGACACAATATCGCTGATGGCGCTTCGGGTGCTGCTATCGGTGGCGGTATTAGTCATACTGTTTCCAGCTCGTCGACAACCATCGGCGGTGGTAATACCAACACCGCGTCTGGCATGTCTTCCACCGTCGGCGGCGGGCGCATGCACGTAGCATCCGGTAGTAACTCGACTGTTGCTGGTGGCGACACTAATACTGCTTCCGGATCCGGTTCCGCTATCCCCGGTGGTATCAGCAACACTGCCGGCGGTCTTGGTTCTGTGGCCACTGGCCGTGGCGCTAACGCATTCGCGAATGGTATGCGTGCTCATGGGTCTATGGTCACTACCCCTGGGGATTCTCAGGACATGGTGGTGAACATGAAACGTGACACCACCACTGCTGCCGCGTCAGGACTGTCCTTAGACGGTAGCGGCGGTCTGGTGATCCCAGTCGATACAACCTGGGCTATCGAAGCTACGGTGGTGGCGCGCCGTACCGATGTTGACGGCGAGTCAGCTGCATGGAGGTTCACAGCACTCATGAAACGTGATGCGGGAAATACGGCGGCGCTCATTGGCACCCCGGCGATCACCTCGCTGGGAGCTAATGCTGGGAACACGTGGAATCTGGCTGTCTCGTATGCGACGGCAGGGAACCTGAATGTGACCGTCACCGGAGAAGATGGAAAAACGATCCGATGGCTAGCTAATCTCCGCATCGTATCGGTCAGCGGATAAAAAATAGTGGGGCAACCAATGATGGTTGCCCCACTATCCCGTCAGATTATTTTGTATCCAACTCACAATGCTGCTCGTTCGGTACCCCGAGCTGGAAGACCGGCTCCCCACAAGCACACCGGCGACCGCCCATGTCTTCAAGATCGGCATCTGTCAGATGAGCGTTGCTTGCTTCTGTCATCGATTGACCTCCTGAGTCGTCGTGCTCGAACTGAACGGCCAGTCCGAGAACTTCATTTAGTTCTCTGAAAATAGTGTCACGATCGCGACCGCAACCCGGTTCAGACTCATCACGGTCTAGCTCGAACATAAGACGCTTGATCAACTCGCTCTTCTTAGCTTCAACTTCATGATGAAACGTAGAGCCATATTCGCCGGCCAAATAATCCGGATCGTTTTGATTCATGCCCGGCACCTTTCAAGAATCGTAACCAATAGCGACTTACTTCGCGGTACCCATGCGCTTTAGAGCATCGGACCACTCGTGGCCTAACTCGGCCTCGTACGCATCGGTGTACTTGAAATTGTTTCCGTAGTACGCGTCACCAGGGGAAGGCGTTAGCTCGCCCAAAACAGGACCGTTCGGGCCAGAGAACATATCTACTCGCATATATGGAGTGCCGAGGGCCTTGGTCACCTCGGTTGCGATGCGTAGCATCTCCTCATATTGTTCAGGGCGTTCATGCTTTCCCTGAGCTTTTGTATCCCAATTGCTTTCGATGCGTCCCTCAAGTTCCAATGGGTCGAACTTCCCATCAAAGAATGCAAACTCCATGACCTTAGTGTTGCGGTTGATCTGGTGAACTTGGCCTGGCTTGTCGTAAAACACCGAAACTTTGTAATCAAGCGGAACTGGCTGTTCTGGGTTTCCGCTGTCGATCTTCTCTTCCATCATGAGCTTGTAAGAACCTTTGTACTTGCAAAGGTCATAAGCGTACTGCTGCTCTTCCAAGATCTTTTCAAACGTCATGACGCGTCCCTTGAGTTCTTCGAAGTAAGTTCCATCATCACGCTTTTCGAGAAGCATGACTCCCCAGGCTGAGAACATAACTGTAGGTTTCAGGACAAACTTCTTTGGAGCATCGTCTAGGTTCATCTCGCTCGGATTATCCCAGAACTTATATACATGGGGCATTGGGAATCCGTGTTTTTTGCAGAACTTGTGCAGTTCGTATTTGTCGTTGACCCACCAGTTTGCAGTCGATTCTTTGTGGGCATTACGAAGCTGCATGCGCTCATTCCACGTCATGAATCCGTTAGCATCCGGTACTGGGAGAGCCTTAACTGGTTCAGCGGCCTTCGGCTCTGCCTTCTTCACCGCTGCTCCGGCTGAGACCTCAGGTTCTCCGGAAACCTGTGAGGACCCCTGTAGAAACTCGGTCAGTGCTGACGCAACATGAATCTTTTTTGGCGAGTACTTTTTCAAGCGCCCGGAAGCGGCTTCTTCTTCGACCATGTCCAAGAATCCAGCGATATCACGTGGGTCATGATCTGGGAAATCAGCGTAGTTGTAGTCCCACCAACGGACTGAAAGCATGCGTTCACGCAAATCTTCGTCAGCGATGCGGTATTTGATGACCTTCGCCGGTGATCCTCCTACCACTGCAAACGGCGGAACATCTTTGGTGACCAACGAACGGGCGCCAATAACTGCACCATCGCCAATGGTGATCCCGCGTTTGATGACAGCATCTTTTCCGATCCAAACATCGTTGCCGATAATCGGAGCAGGGCCAACAAACTGGTGGTGATGGGTAGAAATATTCTTCCCAAATTCCTTCTTCGCCAGTTCACGCATGTGTTGGTGAGTCGTGAATGGGTGCGTAGAAATCCGGTCTAACGGGTGTTCCTGGTCTGAGAGCTCGACACCTGTCGCAACGCTTGAGTAACGACCGATACGGAAGTCAGAGGCAATCAACGGTGTGCGGACGTAGGAGAAGGCACCCATAGACAGGATTCTCCCAGTTGGGTGGTTCGTGTACGGCTCGGCAAGCGCATCTTTATGAATCCGAATTTGTTGACCGTCACGGTAAGCGCCATCGATTTTCCATGGATAAGAGAGGTACAGCTTCGTACTTTCGAAAAATTCTTTTACACCCTCCCCCCACGTCAAAAGAACTGAGTCGGGGAATTCTTGGATGTTGGGGGTACTCAATTCAGTCAAAACCTTTCAGCGCAGAACAAATCGAACCAAGCTTACCAAGCGAAAAGGAAAAGGAAATGATGATGACTCAAGTAAATGGTGGTGCCGATGCCCCCAATTCCTGAAATTCTTGGTGGCCCTAACGGGTGGATGTTCTGGACCTGTGCACTCATACTGCTGGGTGGGCTGCTATGGAAGCCAACCCTGGCTTTGTGGAAGATCCTCAAGACCTTACTGGCGTTCTCTGAGGACTGGAACGGAACTAAAGACAGGAAAGATAAGTCTGGCGCCGTGATCGAAAAAGGACGACCCGGGGTACCCGCTCTATTAGAGACTGTCCGGTCCCAAGTCCAAAACTCACACACCGCCAACCTCCGAGACGATCTAGACAAGGTGATCGCCACATCGGAGCAGAACGTCCTAGCGATCACGCACATGGCAGCGAAGCTGTCAGAGCATATCGAGTCAGCCGACAAGTCCGTTGCCAAGCAAGACGAGCACATATCCCAGATTGCTGACGATGTAGGCAAACTGAAATCAAAGTACGCACCCGAAACCTAAGCCACCCAACACGGTGGCTTTTCTTATGCCCAGGCACAAACCATGTCTGGGCTTCTCTTATGCCCGAAAGGAACACAGCATGTCTTTCTTCTTAGCACCATCGCTCGTGGATCTCCGTAGCGAATGCAATACCCGTTGGCCTGACCGCGACAAGGGATCTGACGGTTGGATCGGCGACACTTCGCACAGCGCCCGCGTATCTGACCATAATCCTGACTATGCAGACGGTGGCATCGTCCGTGCTATTGACGTAGATAAGGATGGGATCAGCGTTACCGACTTCCTGAACGCCACGATCTACGACCCGCGGACTTCCTACGTCATTTACAACTACCGCATTTGGGGCGGTACACGGTGGCGCAAGTACGAGGGCAGCAACGGGCACACGAAGCACGTGCACGTGTCCATCAAGCACACCACCGCCGCGGCCAAGTCTGGTTCGTGGGGTCTCGCTAAGGGTGCAGAGCCTACCGCTAACCCGGAGACGGTGAAGGTGAAGAAGGTCAAGGACCAGTCCCCATCGAACACCCCAAACGGCTCCACCACTTTCCCGACCGACTATGCCGAGCTGACGATCAACGGCAACTTCAAGTCGTGGGAGCAGGGTGCTATCCAGATTCTTATGCATCAGCTCGGCTACAAGAACAACAAGCAGTGGGACGGCAAGATCCGCAAGCTCGGCTACACCGACTTGCAGAACTGGCTGCGCGACGTACGCGACCCTAACGGCAACCCGTACTACACCAAGACTCCTGTCGCGAAGTGGGGTGTCAAGAAGGGTACGCCACTCAAGGTGGACGGCAGTGCCGGCAAGTGGTTCTGGTACGAGTTCCAGCGCTACCTGAAGGACCGCAAGTTCTACAAGGGCATCCTCGACGGCGACCCGAAGGCGATGACCTACGAAGCTATTCAGCGTTGGCTCAACGACAACAACTAAGGAGGAACCGTGTCTGAAACTTTCTTGGCCCTGTGGGCTTCCATCGTGCGTACCATCGTGCCGATCGTGGTTGGTGCTGTTCTCGGCTGGCTCACCGCCGCTAATGTTCCGGTTGATCCGGACTTCGAGGGAACGCTCACCACGCTACTTACCGCGGTACTCACCACCTTGTACTATGTGGCCGTGCGACTCTTCGAAACCTACCTCAGTCCTAAACTCGGCTGGCTGTTAGGCTACGCCAAAACGCCTGACTCATACTCCAAAGAACAAGCAGGCAAACACACGGCAGAATAATTAGCAAACACGAATCCGCCCCATCCTCGTTGCGAGGGTGGGGCGGATTTCTGCGTTAAGAGACAATCGAGGTATGCCCAAGTTTGCTGACCCACGTTTTGAGCGAATGCGCACATATATGACTGGTGAGTACCCATATGTGCAAGTGCTCGATCCGGAGTTGGGGAAGATCCATGCTCGGGTGCGCGGATGGGTGAAAGGCGAACTGTTTATCGAATACCCACCCAATGGCGCACGCTGGGTCTATAACGGAAGCTTAGACGTGAAGTGGGTCCCAACAGCGACAGCAACACGTATAAGACAATCCGACAGCATTTGGATAAGCACCGAAGACAATCACACATGGCACCAACGCGAAGACCAGAAGATCAGCTTCCGATCAGACCCATGGACATCAAGCCTCCCTGCATCCGACTAGAATTCACCTTGTGGAAGTAACAGTGAATTACCGGCAGGACGGCGAACTCGGCGCCGTCTCAGTTGTCGATAGTGATTATGAGACGGCACGAGATAAGGCATTCGAGCTGGTTCCCGAGGGTGCTGAGAAGCTGAGCATCATGGTTGACCGCGGGTAAGGTGAAAACTAAACCGCCCCATCCTCATTGCGAGGGTGGGGCGGATTTCTGCGTTTGAAGGGTGTCATCCAAGGTTCCTGAAAGAGGATGAGCACTCAGGCATTAGTCACTAATATGACTAAGCGCCATTTGCTATTAGCACTGAGGAAGTGCTCATGAGTGTGACTAATACCCCAGTGCTCCTAAGCCCTGACTAGGCTTGTTCTTCCCAACGGGGAACAATACGCACCTCAGCACGAGGCCGACCAGGCTTCACAACAATCTTACTAATCACCCTACCCAGAATCTCCCGCTTCACCTCCGCCGGCATCGCACCCCACTGCCCCATCAAATCAGGCGGAAGCACCACAGGATCCAGACGAGACTCAACACGCGCAGCCATCAACCGATCCTCCAACACGGCCTTCTCCTTCAACCACTGATCACGCATCCGCTCATACACATCTTGAGGCACAGTCCCATCAATCAACTTCTCCGTAAGACCCTCCAACCGCGCTTCAACTTTGATCAGCGCTCGCCGTATGTTCGGGCTTGGGTCGGCCGCTTTGGGAGGAGTTGGTGTTGTTTCGGTGGCGGTGTTGATTTCCGTCGCAAGGTTGGTTAGCCAGGGTAGCAAGGTGGCCTCGATGGTGGTGACCATAACGTAACCTCCGCTGTGTAGTTTGAGGTTTCCAGCTCCACGGCAACGGTATTTGATGGTGCGGTTTGAGCCGAA